TTCAGGACATTAAAGCAAAAGAAAGAGAGGCGTGTGCGAAGTTGTTTGATGCAAACGAGGATCGTTTATTTTGGGGATCAGCGGCAGCCAAAGAAATCAGAGGTAGAACAGAATGAACACACAAACAGAAGCATTACGCTTGGCTGAAATGTTTGACAGTTTGAAATTGACAGTAGTTGGGGCGCAGAATGCGTTACCAATGGAGGAAGCAGCCACCGAACTACGCCGCTTGCATGAGGTGAATCAGGAGTTGGTGGAGGCGTTGAAAGAGGTAATTAGGGTGATTGAAAGCAACCCACCTAGCATTACAGACACAGTATGGGTAACTAATGGATCGCCTGAAACACTTTACGATCATTGCCAAGCCGCACTCGCAAAGGCAAGGGGAACAGAATGATTGACGCAATGAAGCAAGCATTGGAGGATGAAATCAATCTGGTGCTGACCGACCCAGACTCTAGCCTGTCCGCTGGCGCACAGAGAACTTTACAGTATGTGCGCAATCAGATACAAGCCATTGAGCAAGCAGAGAAGCAAGAGTCTAGCGACCGTAGAGTAAAAGTAAAGCTAGGAAACCAATTTGGTAGCTACTTAAACGGCAATTGGTTTTATTTGCACCCTGCTGATGAGTTTGCAGATGATGCTTTGGCTAAACATTCTGGCATATCAGCACCACCCAGGCGTGAGTGGGTCGGGCTGACTAGCGAAGAATTGGCGCAATTGACAATTGATAACGCTGGCTATCCAACACGTTTGACGGCAGCCATCGAAGCCAAGCTCAAGGAGCGCAACACATGAGCATCGAAGTCATGAAGAAAGCATTGGAGGCGCTGAATACCTGTGTTGAAGGGGATTATTCAACAGGACACGTTATTGAACCAGCTTTTGATAAAGACCTAGTAAACAAAGCCATCACCGCCCTACGCCAAGCCATTGAGCAAGCAGAGCAATGGGACACATCCGACATGGCGCATCGGTCTGGTGGGTTGAGTGTTGAGCAAGCAGAGAAGCAAGAGACTGTGGCGTGGATGAGTCAAGGCGGTGACGTTTCTCGCAGTAAAAAACATTTTGAAGAAATGGGATTTAATTCTGTAATTCCGCTGTACACCGCACCACCCAAGCGTGAGTGGGTAGAGCTGACGGAAGAGGAGATTACAGAATATAGCTCTTGGTTAAGCGGTAGAAATGTTGTTAGAGCTATCGAAGCCAAGCTACGGGAGCGCAACACTTGAAAGCGTGGGGTAATACTACAGACCGTATCCTAATATTGCTGCAAGACCACGAAATGACCAAAATACAGATATGCAGCGCATTAGGTTTAACCCATGATGACGTAGCAAGCGTATTAACTAGACTAAAACGCACATCAAAGAAGTTTGGTAAACGCATTTATATCTATGATTGGCAACGTGAGGCAGTAGGGAAGAAGTACCACCTTAGACCATTGTTTAAAGCTGGCAGCAAAGTAGACAAACCTAAACCACCCGCATTTACTCCAAAAGAGCGTAACGCAAAGTCACACGTTAAGCGAATGCTTATTAAACGCAGTCAGATATTTCAAGGACAATATGGACTTTGACCCGCACGAAGCAATTAATTTTATTTATAAAAATGCACCGGAATACGGTAAAGCTAAAGGTAAAGTAGCTGAATTGGAAACGTACAAAAGCAGCTTAAAAGCTATTTTGATGAAGCAAAGCTATGAAACCGCTATTGGAGCGCAAGAACGGGAAGCCTATGCTCATCAGGACTATCAAAACCTATGCAAAGCTATCGGTGAAGCTGTAGAGCTTGCTGAAACCCTTAAATGGCGGCTTGAATCAGCAAAAATGCGCTTCGAAGCGTACCGAACAGAGCAAGCAAGCAATCGACACCTAGAACGGATGACAACGTGAAGAAAGCGGAAAGAAAGCACTACGAGAAACTAGCAGAGCTAGGTTGTGCGTTATGCAGGCATCTTGGTTATGGGGAAACTCCTAGCCACATTCATCACATAAGACGGCTAGGCATGAAACGTGATAACGCACCAGTTATACCGCTATGTCCTGAACACCACACAGGCAATTCTGGCGTACATGGGTTAGGCAAAAAAGCGTTTGCAGAGTTTTACGGTGTAACCGAAGAAGACTTGCTTGAACAAACTGAGGCGTTATGCAAATAACCTTAGAGCTACCCCTCCCCCCAAGCATGAACACGTATTGGCGCAACTTTAGGGGGCGAACCGTACTTTCCGCAGGGGGTAAGGAATACAAAGTAGCTGTGCAAGAGTATGTTGCAACGCACAATTTGCCTAAGTTTGGTCAGGAACGTTTAGGAGCTACGATAACAATATTTCCTAGGGATAGACGCAGCATTGACCTTGATAACCGTTTAAAGGCTTTGTTTGACAGTTTGCAGGACGCAGGACTGTTTGAGGATGACAGTCAATTTGACCGCATATACATTTGCAGGGGGGTGATTAAAAAGGGAGGTGGTTGTACAATTACAGTAGCCACCATTGAAAACGAGGCGTAAATGGACTATCCAGCTACTTTTGTATCAACCTTGCTGCACTCTGCAACCAATACGCATTTTATGCACTTTCAGACCGAAAGCTACGCAGAGCATAAGGCGTTGCAAAAGTATTACGAGGCGATTCCTGACCTTGTGGATAACTTCACAGAAGCGTATCAAGGCTGTCACGATAAAATTAAAACTTATCCGGATGACTTTCATGTTGCAACTAATCCTAAGCGATATATGAAAAGTCTTAGTGACTTTGTGCAAGAAATCCGCAAAGAATTACCGCAGGACAGTCAATTGCAAAATATCGTAGATGAGATACTTGCATTGATTGATTCGACTTCTTACAAACTACGCTTCTTAAAATAGGAATTGCTATGGACAACCCCGAAAAACTAGCTCAAATGCTTCAACAGCAGCAAGCTATGAAGTTCTTGCAATCTATGCAAGGTTCAAACGGTATGCAAGCTGGCATGGGCGAAATGGAAAGAATGGCGCAAGGCGCAATGCAACCTCAAGATGCAATGCAAGGTCAGATGCCCGTTCAGCAACCGCAAGGTGATTACGGGATGCCAATGCCGCAGCAGAGTTACTCAGCGAATATGCCAACTAACCCACAGATGGGTAGGCGTGAAATGTTGCAAGGCGCAGTCAACAGTCTTGGTTCACAAGGCATGGCACAACGTGGCGCAACAATGATTAACCCAGAAATGATGCGTAAACAATAGGTGAGTTATGGCTGACCCAAAAGACTTAGCTACTCAACTAAGCGCATTTAACGCTATAGAAGCAGAGCAACCTTGGTACAAAAAGCAGTTACCAATGGAGGGTCGAGCTACGTTTTTGCCATTTCGTGACACGATGGAAGGTTCAGTATTTAACAAGCGTGAGTTAGCGTTGCCCGGTATCTTAGCTGGCGCACTTAATGCGTTTACATCACCAGAACGAGCAAGAACAAGCTCAGACCCTACATTTAACGCAGGTGAAGAAGCTGCAAACTTTGCTCAAAACGTAATGGGTGGTGGCGTAAGCACAAGCGCAGCAATGAAAGCACCAATGGGTCAAGGTGGTAAAGACCTAGCATTAAACGCTTGGCATGGTACTCCGCATGAAATTCAAGGCAAATTTAGTTTAGAAAAAATAGGCACAGGTGAAGGCGCACAATCTTACGGGCATGGTATTTATTTTGCTGAAAATCCTGCTGTAGCAAAAGAATATCAACAAAAATTATCTGGTTACATAAACAATAGTAAATCTGCATTATCTCGTGCAGGTGGTGATTATGATTTAGCTATTGCAGATGCAATAAAAAGTCGTGAGCATTACAAAACACATCCTTTTAGTGAAAACGATAAGCCTATGGCTGCAAGGATGTTAAAAATAGCAGAAAAGAAAATAGAAGAATTAAATGCTATGAAACAAGGAATTCCTGAATCAAAAGGTAATTTATATAAAGTAGATATTCCTGATGAGCATATTCCTTATATGATTGATTTTGATAAACATTTAACAGAACAATCGCCACAAGTTAAAAAAATATTAGAAAATTATCAAAAAGAACTTGGAACAAGTTTTGGAACTGGTGAGCAAATTTTAAAAGAAATAGCTTTTGATAGAAGAATGAAAGGGTTGGATGACTCACCAGCAGCCGTATCTAAACAATTAAATGATTTAGGTATTACTGGTATTCAATATCTTGACGAACGTAGTAGAGGTAATTTTAAAGCCTATACTACATATAAAGACAAGCAATATGGTGATGTAATAGATTTCAAAACAAAAAAACAATTAGATGATTACATTAAAGAAAAAGAGTTAGAAGGTTTTGGTGTTAAAACCATCCCCCCTACAAGAAATTTTGTATCTTTTAATCCAGAAGCAGTTAATATTTTAGAAAAAAACGGTCAGCCAACTAGAAAAGAACTCTTAAAACAAGAATTCGATAAGTTAGAGAAATAAGCTATACTTAACCTATCTTAAATCTAAGACAATTGAGAAAAGATATGGATAGTAAGATAGTGAAAACTACTGAAAGAAGAAAGCCCCCTAGAGCAGGGATGGGTAGACCAGCGGGAGTACCAAATAAGTCTACTGCTAAAGCTAGGGAGGCTATTGCAGCTTTCGTTGATGGTAACGCTCACCAACTTCAAACTTGGCTAGAGCAGATTGCTCTTGATGACCGATATGGCCCTAAAACAGCGTTTGATTGCTTTATGGCTGTCGCTGAATACCATGTTCCTAAGCTAGCTAGACAGGAACACGTTGGTGCAGACAATGGCCCGATAGAACTGGTGGTCAAGTGGCAAGACGAGAAGTAACGCTTCCGTACACCCCTCGCAAAGCGTTTAGTCCATTCCACAACAGAACACAGCGTTGGGCTTGTCTTGTTGCTCACAGACGGGCAGGAAAGACCGTAGCAGCTATTAACGACATTGTGCGTTGTGCGCTAATGAGCAAAGACGAATACCCGCTATATGCGTATATAGCACCGTATAGAAGTCAAGCTAAGTCTGTTGCTTGGGACTACCTCAAACACTTTGCTGCACCTGTACTCAAAAGCTCAAACGAAGCAGAATTGACCGTTGAGCTAGTGACGGGTGCAAAGATACGTCTATTCGGTGCTGACAACGCTGACGCTATGCGAGGACTAGGTTTCTCAGGTGTCTTTATGGATGAATACGGTGACTTTAGACCTAGCGTCTGGGGTAACGTCATTCGACCTACGCTATCAGACAAGCAGGGTTGGGCTGTGTTCGCTGGCACACCAAAAGGAAAGAACCAGTTCTGGCAAATCTATGACCAAGCTAACAAAAGCGATGGTGAATGGTTTTGCTTAAAACTCACAGCGTCAGAATCAGGGTTGTTGCCTCAGTCTGAGTTAAATGCTGCAAGAGCGCAGATTAGTGAAGACCAATACCTACAAGAATACGAATGCTCGTTTGAAGCAGCTATTTTGGGGGCGTATTACGGTGTAGACCTGAGAGTTGCAGAGGACGAGGGACGAGTTACTAACGTACCGTATGACCCTCACTTACCTGTACACACGGCTTGGGACTTAGGCTACCGTGATGACACCGCAATTTGGTGGTATCAAGTCGTACGCAACGAGATACATTTAATCGACTTTTATGCGATTTCTGGTGCTAATATTGGAGAAATTGCTAAAATAATCAAAGAAAAGCCCTATAAATACGGAAAACACAATCTTCCGCATGATGCAAGAGCTAAAACTCTAGCAGCACAGGGCAAATCGGTTATTGAGCAATTAGCTGAGTACCTTGGCATCAACAACATGACGATTGTTCCTGATATTGGTGTGCAAGACGGAATACAAGCGGTGCGGCAATGTCTACCCATGTGTTGGTTCGACAAGACTAAATGCTCGGATGGACTAGAAGCTCTGAGGCAATATCAACGTGAATACGATGAGGATAAGAAAGCGTTTAGGAGTAGTCCAAGACATGACTGGACATCACACCCCTCTGATGCTTTCCGAATGATGGCTGTAGCTTGGAGGTTAGAACCCAAGGTTAAAGCTCCTGATGTCGTTAAACCGCTGATGGTTGGCCCAGAAAACACGGTTACATTAAATGATATGTGGGCAACCCACACAACGAAACGGAGCAGTCGATTATGAGCGGTGTAGAACGTGGTTATGGCTACCAATACGAAACAGTCGCAGCAAGTCAAACAACACAGATGCTTGGGTTAGCTGGCGCACCGGGCGATTATTTGCATCGCCTAATTGTTACAGTTAACACAGCAGCAACATCAACAGTAACGCTAACCGATGGGCTAATTACTATTCCCGTTGTTCCTGCAAACGTAGGCAGCGGCGTAGGTGTTTTGGATATTGAGTTAAATATGGCTTCTGGCTTTGCAGGCTGGCAAGTCACCACAGGCGCAGGCGTGTCAGTCATTGCGGTTGGTTTATTTAGCTAAGAGGTTCTAAATGGAAGCTCTAACAGGCATTCAGAAGTATTTGAATATCATTGCTCAATACGACAATGAGTTCAAAAAGTGGGAAGCTCGGACACAAAAGATTGTTAAGCGTTACCGTGACGATAACCGCAATCAGAACACGAATGAAACCGCAAAATTCAACATCTTGTGGTCAAACGTGCAGACGCTTATTCCTGCTGTCTACGCTAGGTTGCCAAAAGCATCGGTAGCAAGACGATACGGTGATAATGACCCTGTTGGACGAGTTGCTTCCAATATCATTGAACGTTCGCTAGACTTTGAGATTGAGCATTACTCAGACTTCCGAAGCGCAATGCGTAACGCTGTCGAGGATAGATTCCTAGGTGGTCGTGGTGTCGCATGGGTTCGCTATGAACCGCACGTTGTAGCGCAGGATATGCCAGAAGACGGGTATCAGGTAACTGAGGACGTTGACAAAGAGACTGGCGAAGGCAACGGTGGCGATACGCTTGACGGTTCTGCTGGTATGGAAGCTGAACCACAAGAGGAAATTGAATACGAATGCGCTCCTACTGACTACGTGCATTGGAAGGATTTCGGACACTCTGTAGCTCGCACATGGGAAGAAGTCACCCAAGTATGGCGATGGGTGTACATGACACGAGAAGCGTTGGTTGAGCGTTTTGGTGAAGACGTTGGCAACAAGATTCCTCTGGACGCTGGCCCTGAATCCAACAAGCAATACGGTCAAAACAACCGTGACTTCACAAGAGCTAAGATTTGTGAGCTTTGGGACTTGGAA